TTAGCTTCAACAATGGCTTTCACAAATCGGAACTGAGTCGAAGGCATGTTGGTACCGAGAGCGGCCCATTCTGCCTGAGATAACGAAGCTCCCTGACCTTCAAGGAAGGTCTTTCCGTCGAACACGCTTGTGTTTGCAGCACCGGCATAAGCCTGCCAGTAAGTTGCTGAAACAGAAGGAGTCGTTGAAGTACCGCTTGCACCAGGGAATGTATTGTCAAGGTTATTGTAACCCATTTCATCGCCTTGTGTAGCACTATGGGCACCAGATGTCTGGAACTGACCATTAACGCCATACTCAAAACGAAGACCATACACGAAACCGACAGGGCCACTCATGGGCTGAACACCAACTAATTCGTGAGCGATTAGCTCAGGGAAAATACGGCGAATTAGCGGGATGATTACTGAAGGCACACGAGCATCGCCTGTACCACCGTAGGTATTAGCATCCCATGAACCAAAAGCACCACCAGAATAAGCAGCAATACCACCAGTTGGGGCAGCTTCTTTAATCAGCTTGAGCATGTCGCTGTCGCGCTGAATGTTCTCAAGAACTAGCGCAGTTGCGATCTTGGCCTGAGGATTGGAAATCGGCTTGCCGGCTTCCAAAACTTTCTGCCATTTCTCAACTAGAGCAGTTTGTATGCTCCTGTTTAGATACACAGTATTATTATCCATAATATTTTTCCTTTTTCTCCGTTTTCTTTTTCTCCCTCAATTTCCTGAGGGAATTCCATTTCCAACGTTAAATCTATTTATGCACGGCAGCGGGAAATTGCACTGTGAAAAGTGCTTTTACTTAATATCAATATCAAAAAATCTTGAAATCAATGCTTTAACTTCATTCCCAGGAATATCGAGTGCAATTTCATCTCTAGCAGCAGTATCCATCCTATTAAATCTAGATTTTGCTTTGTTAAATTTGCTTAATTCAATATCATTAACCATGTTGTTATAAGCAAGAGCATCCATCAATACTATAGCTGATAATTCAGAATCAAGTTTGCCTGTTAATAATCTTTTAATTAATCTATCGCGCACAGCGAAAAGATGTCTTTGAATTGTTTCAGTCTCTATTACGTTTGCAGAAGTAAGAGAACTATCTGTTTTCATAGCTTCTTTAAGCGGTGTCAATGGATATAAATTGCTCTCGAGAATCTGAGCGTATTTATTAAGAGTTGAATTTCGCATGGAAATTACTTCTTAATGATTTTAGCAAGCGGTGTTTTTCTGGATTTTACAGTGGGCTTCTTAAATTTGGCTTTGCCCTTGACTTTACCTTTGACTTTGCTAATCAAACCGGTTTTAGCTGCTTCCAGAATCAGGTTAGTGAACTTCAATAGTTTTTTATCGCTCATAGTATTTTTACTTTCTGTTTCTATTAGATTCCCATCTTAACGCGCTGATTAAGCTGCTCAGCATAGACATCCATAACATCCCGTTGAGAATGTTCAGGATCAAGCGTTGAACTCTCTTTGATCACGCCATCTACATGCTTGTCTTTATTCACTTTTTCAGCTTCATTAGCGTGATCAGCGTCAATATCATCTTCAGCAGTCTTGATCGCAGTCTTAATTGATTCAGTAACCAATTTTAGATCTGCATCTTTGAATTGAGTGCGGATTTTTTCAACGATAACTTTACGTTTGCCAGCAAGTTCATTAGAAAGAAGTTCTTCCTTCTTAAATTTGTTGTTCTCCTGGACAATTGTCATCTTACCAGCAATTTCAGTATTCAATGCTTCCTTGACAGTCTTCAATTCTTTGTCAACTTCAGAAACCTTCTTAGCGATAGTTGTCTGCATTTCATCGTTGGAGAATTGAACTTGCTCACGGATCATATCATAGAACTTAGTAAGACGAGCCATCTTCTCAGCTTCAACAATAGGCTTATCACCAATAGCATCATCAATATAAGCATCGATAAATTTGCTTAGGCGCTCAACAACAACCATATTCGCTTTAGGACTTTTCAGCTTCTTGTCAGCGAACGTTGTAAGGTTTTCAAGAATCTTGGTATACTTCGTTTCAAGCAAGTCAATGCATTCTTTAAACAGGGTTGTAAACTGAGTATCCATCTCTTTGATATCGGTATCTTTGGACACATTAGCAGCTTCAATAGCAGCTTTTCCAACGACATCAGATTCAGCTTTTCCGGCAGTTTTACCAGCTTCATACTTGTCAGTAACAAGCTTCTTCAACTCATCGGAAATTTTGGTAAGTTCTGGTTCGTCCATCTTGGAGGCTTTAGCCAACTGCGCAATTAGATCTTTTAAAGCTTTTAGTGTGTCATCGCCAGAATCGACGGCTTTTTCAGGTGCTGCTACTTCTTGAATTTTGGCAGGTGTTTCCATTTTATTCTTTCCTTCTATGTTACCACCGAACATCATTTGGTGTCAGTTTCTATTTATGCTTATTTTCAGTAAAATTAGTTGTAATTCTATTTATGGTTAGACAGATATGTTTACCATTGCGAACATAACCTTTTAATCCATAGTTCCAAGGATGTTTTCCTTTTCTATGAAAATTATCATTTCCAACTAAACCTGGCTTAGATTTTCCAGTTTGTCCTAAACTCAGATTTTTACGGTGTTCGATTGTAAATGGAGGACGCTTTATACCACATAATGCTTTGCTGATTTTTATATTTCTATCAAGTGACACATTCCCAATGTTTGATTTACCAAGTTTTCTAGCTCTTTCCATTTGAATTGGATCATTCAAAATTGTATTTCTTATTTTTATTTTAGTTTCTTCATTTATAATATAACCGCTAAATCCTTCTCCACCATCCGTCATATTCGTCAATCTCCAACCTTCTTCTCTGCCATATTTAATCCAAGCGATTTCTTCTTTGCAGCCATCACCGGCAATGGTGCCAACAAGCATAGTTTTAAGTTCAAAACCTCCACGCCATACTTTTCGAATCCATTTATAGACCCGTGCATTTCCGATTTTAGCACCTTTACAGTGTCCTTTAAGTCTAATTTCAGGAAGATAAATTGATTTTCCAATGTATCTTGGTTTGGAACCATTTTCACTGCTATAAAGCAAATAAATATTCGTCCTAACTAATAATTTTGCGTTACGTGGTAATAACTTAATTGGTTGTCGGGCTTGAAGTAAATATTGCATCTGGTTTTCCCTTTCTAACTGACTAGTACTATAAATATATCTTGCCGGACAGCTGAGAAGTTTTCCCTCTCAGTTTTTGTATTGTTGATCGCAATACAAATTACGGCAATTTTTATTTCTTATATCCCGCCCCGATAACTTTGTTTTGGTGGAAAGCTTTTGCAACACTTTTTGTTTTTGCAAGATTCTTTTTAGCCTCAACAACAAGTTTAAGTTCAGTAACAGCTTTAGCAAGATCGTTTTTCTCGATGCAATTAACTAGCGTGCAAAGATTTTTCTGGATAGGTGAAAGCATTTCGTTATTTCCTTTCAAAGATGGTCAGTACTATTTATGCACCGATCGACTAAATTATTTACCTAAAGATCGTAGAAACACCTGAATACAATTGTTAATCTTATCCTGCTTCTCTTTAGAATCGCTAGGAAGCTTTTCTAAACTCTTCTCGAATGAATTAAAGGCGCTCTCTACGATCATACCATGAGTATTTACACAGAAAGTTTTTTCACAAAGTATTCCGTCAACAAACTTTGAAATTGACGGATTAGCAACAACATCAAAGCCACTAAGATAAAATTTTTCTACTATTGTTTTATCCTCGTTGAATGCTCCGGCAGACCTAGCTGAAACACCGAACCTAGCACCGTGTCCAATAAGAGATGCAAGAATATCGCCGCAAGGGCTACCAGTGAGAATCTCAGATTCACCAATCCAGTTGTTTCCTTCGAGTTTAAGTTCAGTAACTAGATGACATACGTTTTTCAAATTGATATCGAAGATATCAGAATGCTCTAATTCACCAAGTGAGCATTTTTTGTCTACTTTGTTAGCAACATAATTCTCGTAAACTGGCATCGCGATTTCTTTTGGATATCGGCGATGGTTCGTATTGGTTTCTTCCATTAGGAAGTACGGACCCTTGATTTTAAATTTCAAAGCGTCGTTTGAACCAGCTACTTGTTCTTTGACAATGTCAAAATCAGTAAAACGATCTTCAACAATTAGAAATAGATTTTCAAGTTGTGTGCTCATATCTTATATTTATGCCGGAGGTGGTGCTTCTGCCGCTGGTGTTTCTGCTGTAGGTTCAGGTGTTCCTTCCGCTCCTGGTTCCGGTTCCGTCGGCGGTTCATCAGGTGCTCCCGTGTCGGTTGGAGAACCACCTACCATTGGCGAAGATTCGCCGCCTCCACCAGCAAATATGTCATCACTTGGTTCTTCACCACTAATTTGCTTTACTTTTGCTTCTAATCTTGCATCAAATAACTTTTCATCAATAACATTTTGGAAATTGTCATGAATTTCCGCATCTGACCATTTTAAAAATTTCTTCATTAACAACTTTCGAGAAAATTCAGGTTTATCAGCATAAGCACCGTAATTTTCCGATTTTCCTTTAGCAAGCTGTTGCTCCATGTACAAATCGTAGTTTGAAGGCTTACCGAATTCAATTATTAAATCACGATCATGTAGCGACAATTCATCCCAAATGCCGGTGAGATATAAATGCACTTTAAAACTATATTGCATTCCAGATGCAAATGCGTTTTGGATCCGGATTAAATATTTTGCAAAACGATATTCTTCATATGTGATTAAAGGAGAAACTTTGATTTCAACATTCGGTTCATCAACTCGAGCATAAGGAACCTTAAGCCCAAGATATAATTTTTTTACAAAATACTTAATATCATCCAGTTGGCCGAAGTCTGCAGTTTTATCTAGTGTTGTTACTGTTGTACCTTCACTGTTAGCAGGCTTTGCAAAAAAGAAAGATTCAAGCGCATTAATTGAATCGTATTTGTTGTAGATTTGTCCAGGAGCTTGTACCGAAGCTCCTTTTTTAGTTTGGAAGCGTAAAGCAATTTTCGCAAGTTCTTGTTCTGCTCTTGCTCGAGGCAAATTACCAACAGCGACGTTAAATACAAATCTTACAGGAGAACGAGCAATACGATATGTAATTGCGCAATCTTCCAGTAGTGTTAATTGAACATACACCTTACGGATTTTCTCAAGCATTGAATATACAAACTTTTTACCTGGAGCATAGTTGCCAGTATTAATGTATGTAACCTGAGCAAATGGTAAAGGAATACCCTCGTTTAATTTAGTTGTATCCAAAGATGTTAACGTGTTTAAAAATCCAGGTGGCCGGATTTTGCCAAAAACAGTAGGTGATTGTGCAGAACTAACTGAAAATTCATTTAAATCCGCAGATCTATAGAATAATCCAACCGTAGTTAGTGTTGCTTCATTGCGTAAAAATTCGTAATTCTCATTTTGTAATTCACGAACACCAACGATGCCAAGATGAGTTTTTTCGACGTTAATGATATTTTCAAATGCAAGCTCACCATCAGTTAAAAACGATTGCATATAACCGTAGGTGTTTCTTGGAAAATCAAACAATGAAACAAACTTATAAAATTCTTTCTGTATTTTCTCTTTGGCTTCAGTATCAAGTTTGCAATATTTTGAATACTTACAATAAATAAAATCGCCACTTTCATCTGTGTTTAAAAATGCATCACAGACTTCATCAAATGCATCACTCACCTCAGGAAGTGTAGACATTTGGCGATAAATACGTAATCGATTAGATTTGTTTGTGTCACATGGAGCATAGAGTTGCTGGTAATAATTCAAAATTGTCAGCGGCGGACCATTTGAATTTTTAAGATCGTCAACCTGTTTATCACCCTCAACCTGTGAGAGTTTTTGCACAGCAGTTTCTTGGGAACTGATACGGTCGAAAATATGAAAAAGATTATTGACGGTTGTGGCGGCTTTATCAAAAAATGACATACATCCTCCTAAAACTATAAATACAACTAACAATACGAAACATCAACACATGGTATATTTATGGGCCGGTACTACAAATTTGTTGCGAATGGGAAATCCGGTGGTAACGCTGATCATCGCGGACACTTATGCGGTAAATTCTTTCCGTTAAATAAAGAAAAATACACTGGCAGTGTCATTCCTACATATCGTAGTTCTTGGGAATTTTCTTTAATGCAGTGGGCAGACAGAAACTCGAATATATTACAATGGTCATCTGAAAGTCTTATTGTGCCGTATAAGGATCCAACTAGAATTGATCCGAATTCAGGAAAGCCAACTATTCACAAATATATAGTTGATTTCAATGTGGTTGTAAAACAGAAAGATGGCAGCATCAGGAAATTTCTAGTTGAGGTAAAACCAGCATCACAGACCAAAGCACCAAAGAAAACTAAGCGAACAACTGAAGCATCTTACCAAGAGAAGCTACGTACTTATGTTAAGAACTGTGCAAAGTGGAAAGCTGCAACAATTGTGGCCAAGCAACGAGGATGGAGTTTTATACTAATTACAGAAAAAGAGCTGGGTATAAAATAATTTACTTATATCCGTTGATATTATTTACTTGCCATTTCCAACTGTCAGCACACATTGAATCAAGATCTTTTTCGGCTTTCCACCCTAATTCCTGAAAAATTAAATCGGAATTAGCATAAGATACCGCGATTTCGCCACGACGACGTGGAACAATACGATAAGGGATTTTTTGATTACATGCTTTGCTAAAAGCTTCAACTACTTCAATAACACTATATCCTTTACCTGCCCCAAGATTATATGTCACCATTCCTGGTGAAGTTTCCAAATGTTTCAAAACACGTATGTGTCCATTAGCCAAATCAGTGACATGAACATAATCTCTAACACACGTTCCATCGAGTGTAGGATAATCGTTTCCATATATCTGAAGTTCTTTTAATTTTCCGGCTGCAACACTGGAAATGATTGGAAACAAGTTGTTAGCTGGAAGTATTGGATCTTCACCGATTAAACCACTATTATCCGATCCAGTAGGATTAAAATATCTAAGAATTGCTATTTGCCAGATTGGATTTGAGGTGTGAAGATCACGAAGAATATTCTCAATTACCACTTTTGTTTTACCATATGGATTCGTTGGTATAAGAGCCGAATCTTCAGTAATAGGAACTCTTTCCGAATCACCATACACAACAGCTGATGAACTGAAAACTAAAGAATAAACCTTAAACTTTAACATAGTTGCACATAAATTTAAAGTACTAACAATATTGGTTGTGTAATAATGTAGAGGAATGTTTATCGATTCTGTTACTGATTTCACTCCAGCAAAATGAATAACTGCATCAATCGTGTGATCAGCAAATACCTGAGAAATTGCAGGGAGATCTAACAGGTCAATATTATAAAAATGAAGATGTTTTCCAGATAACAGTTTAACGGCTTCCAGAGATTCTTTCTTGCTATTTGAAAGATTATCTATAACGACAACTTCAAATCCCTGTCTCAATAGTTGAAGACAAGTGTGACTCCCAATATATCCTGCGCCGCCGGTAATTAAAATTTTCATAAATTCTTTATATATATTGTGTGTAGAATTCCAGCGCTTTTTCAGAATCGTATTGTCTTGAATCTGCGCCACAGAAAGGTGTTAGTGCATTTGCTTCAGCATATTTTTCTTTTGGAAGCTTTGAATTTATTGATGTTGATTCATCAACAACAGATAAAACGTGTGTTGGGAAATGTCTCCGTGTATTAATGTTAATAAAATCATGTTCAACAGAATTACTTTCCATAAGTGGCCAGATTTTTTCCTTAAGAACAGTTTGATCAGAAGCTTTTTTAGACATATCATGCCCTTGACACAATATATCGAGTGATGTCAAGGAAAAAAACTTCCTAAATGCCGGTCCGCTAAATCCACATAACCCGCCCATTAAACAAGTATTGTGTTGAATATTGTCTATAATATTATGACACATACCGCCTAACTTAATAAACTCTTCAACTGCTATTCTTTCCTTAGGAATTAATAAACTATCAATATCCCTACAAATTACAGTTTCAGTATTTAAATCATATAACGGCAAAATTCTCCACAACATGGCTTGGCAAAGTGGAGCATCTTCTTCGATTAAAATTAGTTTAATATTCAGAACATCTTTAAGTTTGGGGATTGAAACCAGAGTGGATGGTTGCGAATATAAATTGTCATCATGATATAACCGAATTTCCCAATCTGGAAACATTACTCTGGCAGCTGTTAGAGATGATTCAACATTATTATAATAAAATGAATCGTCGCCAAATATGGAATAGCTTACAACATTCATAATTATACAATCTAATTTATTTCTTTGACGTACGCATTTCGGTATTCATTTGCCCAGGTTTCGAGTTCCGGACAAAACGTTATGAACATTTTTAATATTCTCGCCCAATTCGCATCAGTCCATCCTGGTCTTAAAAGATGAGCGTCAACAAGTCCCGCTTTATTTCCATCAAACTTCCAATCAAGTCTATCTATTCTACCGTTCGGTAGATATTTGTCTCCGGGAGTTCGTTGACTTGACTCCCTGTGTTCTTTAGATTCATTCAATCTAGATGATAACAATGTTTGATCATAACACCAATTCAAATTTGGATCTAGTCCTGGCCCAGCTTTAAGTTGTTTTATCAACTCTTCTCTTGAAGTAGAAGGTGTTAATATTCTCATTAAATTTCTCCAAGATCCAGATCTTCCAGAAACATAACACATAAAATATTCAGGGTTACCTTTGAAGTTCCAAGTTTTCATAACACTTGGATCAGTTCTTGCCCAAAACTCTTTTTCTGCTAACGGCCAAATGTCTGCATCGGATGTAATATATTCATCACCCGGAATATCGCAAAATGCATATAATCGTATTACTTGTGCTATTGAATGTGATTTTACTGGTGGAATGTAATCAATATATTTAATATTAGATACACATTCACGTGTTAATGCGTTGATTATAGTGTGCCTTTTCTCTTTCCATTCACTTTCCGGCCCTACCAAATAAATAAGTGGTTCGAATCCAAGACGTTTCCACATATATCCTGTAAGCGGGAGAAAAAAATCAAACGTCGGATTAATGTTAGATGAAAACACAACATATTTTTTACTTGAAATTTTTGGAATTTTTTCCAATAAATTAGAATAAAAATCATATATCTTGTTTCGATCAAATCCGGCTTGTCCTGCATAGTGTGTTAACTTTGAAACAGCATCATATGAATTTTTATGAACAACACAATTAACCTGAATATTAAAATCTGGGTTGTTTAACTTATGAACAACTGGATACTGAATTATGCCTGCAGTTCGATGTTCAACTGAATTAGAATTCATCTTCGGCCAGATTATATCGCGCAAAAAAGTTTGATCAGAACCTTTAACCGTTAATTTATGTGATGCAATAAGATTATTCCATGAAATATTTTTGAAATTTTTACGGAATTCTTTTCCGCTAAAACCACATAATCCGCCCATTAAACAAGTATTATGTTGTGGAAGTTCGGCCAGATTATGACACGTTCCATCCAAGTTTATAAATTCTTGAACTGCATATCTTTCCCGTGGCGTAATTACACTATCAAGATCTCTACAAATAACAAAATTAACGTTTTCATCCCATAGTGGTTTTAATCTCCAAAGCATATTTTCACATAATGGCCTATCATCTTCACATTTTACAAGTTTTATATCCAAATTTTTTGAAATATTGAGTAATTCTTGTTCGATATATGAATCATGATGCACACGGATTTCCCAATCTGGAAACCAACATCTAGCTGCGCATAACGCTGGTATTGCATACGAATAATAAAAATGCATATTATTGAGATGCGATTCAAATAAACAATATGAAATAACGTTTTTCATGTTTTAATACTACCTTATTAATTATTTCATTGTAAATAAAACATCCCAATAATTTGGGGTTTTTAAACAATGCCTGTATTCTTTTTTGAAATTGTGAACATCATACCATTGACCTAGATAATTTAATAACATTTCGAAATATTTATCTCCGAGAATATTTGCTCCAGAAACATGTTCATGAAATTCTACTGAAATTTGATTTGCTATCAATCCTGGCCATTCCAATAACATATCATATTCAGACCCTTCACAGTCAAGTTTTATTGCTGACCATTTGGATATATTCCTCTCCTTTGAAAATTCAGATATATCAACACAAGCTACTCTATTGCCATGATGATAGTGTTGTAGCATTTTCTCAGTTATAATATAATTTCCAGTTCCATTACCATAATTTACAAGAGTTCTTTCTCCACAGTATTTTTTAGCTGTTAATCCAACTGGGAAAAATACACCAGGAAAACTGTCTGGTTTTTTGATTGCTGTATCAGCATCAATAGCAATAACTTCATATCCTCGAGATGCAAGATTAGTAGCCATTTTAAATCCACGGCATCCAACATCCAAAATAGGAAGTGTTTTATCCAACAAATCAAAATCAAATGTGTGTTCTTCTATAGTAACTAGTTTCATATTAAATGTATCCCGATTTAGCTACACATGCTTCCGTATTACCTTGAAACATCCGATCTCCACCAATATATGTTAATTTCATATGTAATTTATATGCTATAAAACTTGCAATTGTCTCATCGTGTCTATGACCTCTGCATCTTTTATCAGTTGAAACAACCCCATAGTTTTTATCTTTTTTAATGTGCCTTATATTATCCGGAATATCTCCACATGAATTCATATAAAATCCTTTAAATGCTCCAAGAGAATAATAATATTTCCACAACTTAAAAAATTCAATGGTTGTTGGATTATTGAAATCAAAACCGTATATAGTCCCACCAAGCAACTCAAACTTTTTCTCCAACATGCTGTCACGAGTTTCTTGGAAAAGTTCCAAGGCCATGTCACTTGTCCAATTGCCAAGTTGATCACCGCCAATAATGAAGAAGTGTCCATCCTGTTTAATTTTTTCAAACAGTGAATCTGGGTGTTTCAGAAAATAAACACTAGAATCACACCAAAGGATTTTCGTAAATCCTTGTGCCAATGCATAGTCTATAGCGAAAAGTTTAAAAGCGTATGGATTCGAACCGTGATCAGGACTGTTAGGAGGCATTTGATTGGTCCATGTTATAAGACTATCAGAATAATTTACTGCTTTCAAACTATTAATCAATCTTTGCTGAAAATTTAAATATTTTCCAGTCGCTACATTTAAAATACACCTCTTCATTTAATTCCCTGTTAAAGTTCTATAAAATTACTAACTGCTGTTGTCCAAGCTAAAAACATTGAATCATCTTTACGATATTTAAAGAGATGCCATATTTTTTGAAATTTGTAATCGCCAGCGCCGACCGGTTCGGTGTCATGTAGTACTAAAATTTTTGCGAGATTAGCAAGTCTTTCTATATCAATGATACGTCTTTCACCAGGAGCATGGTCAACCAAAGCAACAGCAATTTTAAGGCGGGCGAAATCAAACTTATCCCAATCCGGAACATGTTGTATTATATGCATTGGAGATTCAAGATGTTTGAATTTTTTTACCCAATCCTCATTACTGTCTAATGAATATAGTTGTCTGTTATTCTTCAAACAATACTCATGCAAAAAAAGGGTGGAGCCCTCGCCACATCCTAATTCCACAACATCTTCCGTCTTTGTTAATTCCAAAGAATTAAACAACAACGGCAAATGTGAATTCCAGCCACTTATATTTTTTAAATATTTATTAAACTCATTCATACTTTTAATCTATGACCCAATAATCAGTTCTCCAATCGCCGTGTTTATGCCACGGATGTAAGAACGAAAAATGTTTGTATTTTGCAAATACATCGAATATTGGTTTATGATTTTCACCAATACTAGCTTGATTTGCATTATCCAATATTACAATACTTCCAGGTTTAACATGATTTACACATGCAGCCCCACATTGATTTCGACGACTTCCATCAATGCTTATAAAATCATATTTTTTGTCATCTCTATTAATAACACCATCATATTTCTCTCTTTCCTCCGGTGTGTTAACAGTGTAATTAAATATTTCAACGTTTGTTAGATTTTTTTCAATTAATCTCTTTTTTACAGCATCACACCATTCTTTGCTTGTTTCAATAGAAACTAGGTGTTTGCATTTTGTTGCAAACCAAATCGTACTATGGCCTGTGCCCCATTCAAAAATTTCAGCGTTTGATAAATCCCATGTCTCTAAAACGTCCAGAAACGGTTTTGTGAACCACGGAAACACCACGTTACAGGTTGGATCTATGTAATTTTTTGACGACAGTTCGGATGATACATACCAATCTAATTCTTTCATTTGTTAATTCCTTACTAATTTAATTATTTTATACTCTTATACCAACCAATCGTATTAGCAGAGGATTGTCCTCTTGTATTTTAGAAAAATTTCTTCCTTCTTCCATATAAGCAATTTTAAACCCATTCGTACACACTAGCCGAATCAATTGCTCACTGTCTATCAATCTCCTAGTGTGGCTTGAATCATCAATGAGTTTATCCTTATTACTTCTACATTCAATATAAATCTTGTTACCCGGTGGTGAATTTTTCCTCAACCAACTAAACAACTCACATTGTTCATGAATATCCAATGAATGTAGCAACCACCTCATATAACAATGTTTGAATTTGAGTAATGGGAGAATGTCAACACTAGCTTTCATGTGAATGAATCGTTTGGAAATAATCCTTTGTTGAGGACAATATGTTTGATCAATTGATATAACACTAATGTCGTTATTAAGAAAGTATTCTGTATCTCTTAAATTTCCGCATCCAACATCAATTAATTCCCCATTTGGTTCTTTCGATATAAAATTTTCATAGCAAAATACAGCAAAATCAGATGGCGCTGTAATGCCATTATCTTTCTTATAGTAATTTTGCCAATAAGATTTTAACATGACAACACCTTATCCATCCGCACATCGACCCGGAGTTGGAATTCTCCAATCAGGACCATACCGACCTTCAAGATATTTTTCCGGTTCACTAAAAACTAACCATTTAACGCCAAACAAATCAAGATACGATTCTTTTTCTATGTGTATTAAATCGAGTTTATATCCACCGTTTTGGTATATATTATTTCTAAAATAAAATGGATATATGTCTGTATAATTATCATTTCTATGAAATGAAAGTATGCTTCCAGAATTATTTCGAAGAATTTTGAGGTCAGCGGCAAGAAATAGATGTAAGTTTTTTAGAATTTTATCATATCCATCTTCAAATACGATTAGATCAGAATCGGAATCATTTACGATAATATTTTTTTCTCGGTACATTCCTAAAAACGTACCGAAACCAGGATAAAACTTACACTCAATATCATCCAAAATCTTTTTAATTTTTAATAAATTTTCTATCGTTGTTTCACGATTAAAAACGAGTTTAAATTTATATTTATCGAGCTCTTTTTGTACTAAATTATTGTTTTTATCGGAAACGTCCATAAAACACCAACCAGACTGTATTATTTTACTGCATCTACTGCGTGCATTAAATATGACGTGATATTATCTTTTTCTTCGGGAGATAGCTTGTCAGATGAACAAAGCAGTGTATTTATTTCTATGAGTATGTTGCCAATGTCACCAAGAAATTTGCTAGCATCTTTAGCTTCATCAACGATAAGCATAATTGCGTTACATTGCAATATCAAGGAATTAACAAAATTCTCGGTGAATGGCTTACTAGAAACTATGCGCACAAGCTCGTTTAGAGTTGCAGGAAGTATTTCCTTTCCTCGCGCTTCTAATGGATGCTCCACTGATGTTCGCAAAAGTTGAGATTTCATTTTTCAACAATATTCTTGGTTTGGTTGTTATCGCTCTTAAGAACAATTTTGAAATCCTGTAGAATCTTAAGCGCGGTTCCTTTATCCATTCCCAGGCCCGGCTCTACATTCGGATTTGTTTTTTGTATCACGGTAATTGCCTGAGCAACTCTTTCCTGGTCAGGTTTGGAAAGGGTTGAAATAAGATCTGCGAAATCTTTTTCCGGGGCAGATTCGATTATAGGTGTTTGTTTAGATTCAGCGACATCAGCATGACGGATTGCATTTGGTCCACCAGCTACTGGATGGTCAGGACCAGTGGTGTTCTGTGCAGAATTCTCTTCGATTTCTTCAGGGTTGTTGTCGAAAAGTGGAGATTCACCAGTATATATTTCACTTTCGTGTTCGCTTGTACTATCAATAACTTTAAACGTTGCATCAGCTGTGAATACATTTTTAGCAAGCAATTTCGCGATGTCATCAATAGTGTATTCTTCCGGATAAGAATCAAGAGCAATTATCAACGGATCTTCAATAGGGTCAATATTTGGGTCTCTAACATAACCTTGAATACCTTTTTTCTCTAGATAATCCTTAACATGGCTCTCCAGCCCTTCCTTAATAATCCGAGTGCCA